ACAGCAGTTGAGTTAATGAAAAAAGAAGAAAAAATGATAATTGCTGAATTGACTGTTTACTATTCTCGAAAAGGGGGGTACAAAAATATGACTGAGTTAAATGGTTTAATTTACTCAGATACCAAATTTAAGGACTATTTCGATAGATACGAAAGAACCCTTAAAGAAAGGAACAGGTCTAAGATAAGATTTGAATCCTTTAAGGCTTTCAGAGATGACCTAAGAACTAAGGTTGTTAATGAAAGAGAACTGGCAAAACATTTATAGAAAGGAATTGTTATGAACCAGACAGAACAAATACTACACTACCTCAAGCAAGGTAATAAACTAACATCTTGGGAAGCTATCCATAAATTTAGGGCTACCAGATTAAGTGCTATCATCTATAATTTAAAAAAATATGGATATGACATTATAGCTGTAATGCAAACCGCAGATAATGGTAAAAGATATGCCGAGTATACCTTAATTAGCCAAAATAAATTAAGGGAGCTAGACTAATGACTGACCAAGAAATAGAGCAGGAAGTAGATAGGCAAAAAGAAGAAGCCATTGCCAAACATATGAGTGACATAAAAGTCATGAGCAAGTTAATTAGTGCCATTAATGAATATCTTATAAGATTTGGCAGGACTAGCAATGTTCACGACCAATGCTTTGATTTAAAAGCACAAGTCATAAAAAACAAAGAACACCTGCAAGATTGGGTGGATAAAATATGATTGAACATTTCAAAAAGTTTGATGATGGCGGTAAAAGTTTACTGCCATTGTCTTTTAGCCATTTAAATGAGTTTGCTTTTTATAGGGAAAGGTGGGCTTTAAGAAGAATATTTGGGTACGAATTTCTTGGTGGTGCTTCAGCTAATAGAGGAAGTGCTGTGGAATCTGGCTTAAATATGATTTTAAATGGTATGTCATTCGATGAAGCTAGTGAAAAAATGATAGCTGAGTTTGATGATAATTGTTCTAGGATTACTGACCCAAAAGTAGAAGATGAAAGGGATAATTTAATACCTTTGTTGGAACTTGGTGCTAGTGAGTTCAAAGAACGTGCTTTTCAATGGAAAATGTTAGGCTATCAAAAGAAAGTAGAGGTATCTATAGAAGATATACCTTTTGTTGGTTATACAGACTTTCATTTTGAAGATAAAAACACTAAAGAGGACTTCTTTATTGATTTAAAGACTTCTAAGACTAACCCTATGCAAATAAGCACTAGTCATGCTATGCAACAGTCCATCTATCACAGGGCTACAAATGCACGACAAATGCTATGGTATTTAAAAACACCTACTAAGACAAAACCTGCTGAATTTACACAGCTAGAATTAGCCACATATGACCACCACTTAAATATTTGCAAACATATTGTGAAAGTCATGGGTAATTTTTTAAAAAATGTTAATTCAAAAGATGATGTCAAAATGGCTCTAATTCCTAATCCAGATAATTGGATATGGAAAGAGGAAACTGTTTTAAATGCCAGAAAGGAAGTATGGGGGTATTAAACCAAAAAATCCCTTTAGGTTTTTCCTAGAGGGGTCTATAACAATATAAACAAATGATTTGGAGTTAGTTATGTTTATCGAAGAAAATTCAAAACCAAAAGAAAAATTAAATGCTTGGTATCTTTTTACAGATGCTTTTATTGCAGGTACTCAGCACCTCACAAATGAGGAAATAGGGATATATATTAGGTTACTTTGTTGGAACTGGAACAAAAGATGCTCTGGGATACTAAATAACGAAAATACTTATTACAGGATTGGTAATTGTATAACTGATAGCGAGAAACAAAGCTGTTTAAACATATTAGAGCAGTTTTTTGTTTTAATTGGCAGTCATTATCAGAATGAAAAACAGCTACAAGAGTACCTTTATATCACTCACAGAATAGAAACATCTAAGGAAAATGGTAAGCTAGGTGGTAGACCAAAAAAACCTAGCCATAAACCTAAACATAACCTAGACCATAACCTAAACCATAACCTAAACACCCCCCTAGACGAAACCCCCATACCTATACCTATACCTAAACCTAATACCAATAAACTTACTAAAGTAAGTTATAGTTCTTATTTTTTAAAGTTTTGGGAAAGTATACCCAATAAGGTGAGTAAGGGCATAGCTGAAAAGAACTACCTTAAAATTGAAAAAGAATGGCTAGAACAACCAGAAAAACTAGCAAAAATGTATAAAAAATATTATAATTCCATAGAGGATAAGCAATTTGCTAAACAACCTGCTTTCTGGTTATCGGCTAAAAAGTATTTAGATGAGCAACCCAAGAAACAAGATAACAGCCCTGCTGACCCTTACATCAATAGGCTAAATATGTTTAAAGATGCGATACAAAACAAAAAGGACTCAAGTTTTATCAAGGGTTATGCACAAAGGTATCCAAGCGATGTTGAAAGGGCAATAGGCGAGGGTCAGTTTACAAAAGACCAAGCAAAACAATATTTAGATTTTAGGGGGTAAAAATGATGAGTTTAATTAAAGGTTACACAACTGTTTTCCAATGTATAGGAGATGCTTACTCGCAAAGGGATGTACAAAGGTTCTATTATGGTTATCAGCTTTGCATAAGGGCAAAAACTGATATGAAAGCCTTGCATAAATACTTGTTAAATAGGTATAATTTTAACAGAAACTTATGTTTTAGGATGTTAAAAAAAGCGAGGGCTAAATGAAATTTAATAAAATTAGAAATACCTACACCGATTTAAAAGAACTGCATAAAGAGCTAAAGGCAAAAAAAACAGAACCAGAAGAAGAAAGGTTTGAAGATGTTTCAGAAGAGCTTGCTGAATTAGATAGGTTTGGAAAAGTGCATTATTCTTGTTACTCGGATTATTACACAATGGCTAAAAATAGAAACGGAGATGAAAGAGCCTTTCCATCTGGTTTAACAGCCAAGAACAGAAACTACACATATTAGGGGTACAATCATACCACAGATAACATTTACCCCTACTGTATGGCTCTTAAATCGAGATGTATTTATATAAATTACTAGATTTTTGCAGAAATATTAGTTAAATCTAAAATACCGAACACATGGGTAAGTGGATATGGCAAGACCAAAAAAATATAATATTGATAAAGAAGAGATTTATAAACTAGCATCTTATGGATGTACCAATGTAGAAATAGCTGATTTCTTTGGGTGTGATGAAAGCCTTATTAGAAAGAGTTATTCCGAAAATCTGATAAAAGGTAGGGCAAACGTAAAAATAAGGCTAAGACAGCTACAATGGGATTCAGCAGAAGCAGGTAATGTTACTATGCAGATATTCTTAGGAAAGAACATTTTAGGTCAGAAAGATAGGTTTGAAGAAAACGAAACTGAAGAACCTTTGCAATGGTCTTATGATTAATGGCATTATCAATACCTCAAAAAGAAGTCATTACAGATAAATCAAGATTTAGAGTATTAATAACAGGTAGAAGATTTGGAAAAACCTATTTAGCTATTAATGAATTAGCTAAGTTTGCAAGTCAGCCTAACAAAAGAGTTTGGTATGTTGCACCTAGTTATAGGCAAGCTAAAGCTATTTGTTGGAGTGAGCTTAAAGACAAATTAATAGAACATAAATGGGTAAAGAACATAAATAATAGCGATTTAACCATAACATTAAGAAATAATTCAAAGATAACTCTTAGAGGTGCAGATAATGAGCAGTCATTAAGAGGTGTTGGCTTAGATTTTATTGTTTTAGATGAATTTGCAGATATACACAAAGAAGCATGGTTTGAGGTGCTTAGACCTACACTTTCAGACAAAGAGGGTCATGCTCTATTCTGCGGAAGCCCTAGAGGTTTTGGAAACTGGTCATATGAGCTTTATAAGCTAAGTGAAACAAATAAAGATTGGTCATCATTCAAATATACAACCTTAGAGGGTGGTAATGTAAGTGATGAAGAAGTAGAGCAAGCCAAGCAAGACCTTGATATAAGAACATTCCAACAAGAGTATGAAGCAACTTTTGTTAATTATTCTGGGATGATTTATTATAACTTTGATAGACAAAAAAATATTATAGATAAGTTTGATAAAGAATACCCAGTTTTACATATTGGTTTAGACTTTAACGTAGACCCTATGACTGCTGTAGTTTGTTATGTGATTAATCAGACAATAATAGTTGTTGATGAGATACAAATATATTCATCAAATACTCAAGAAATGTGTGATGAAATAAGGAATAGATACAAAAATAAACAGATAATAGTTTACCCAGACCCTAGTGCTAGACAAAGAAAAAC